GGAATTTTGGGTAGACCAATATCCTCAGATATTTTATCCATCATCAAATTTGATAAGGGGATGGAAAATAATAGAGGCACCAGATCCATACCGCCCGGAAAGGGGAATTTCCATTCAGCAAGAATGAACTATGTATTTTGTCTTTTTTGACTTCCAAAATAACATCGGAAATGGAAGAAATTTTGAAAAAAGATCCGCATAAATATATTGAATTAACACAGTTGAACGCAAAGTTAAAATCATTTGTATGGATGATGGATCGGAAAGGAACAAAGGAGAATGTAAATACAGGAGGAAAATAAATGATAAAGGTAACTCATCAACGAAACAGATCAAAGGTACTCAGGAATCGGAAAAACAAAAGGTATATGAGACGGCATATGGATGTACTGAGTTACTTAAGGGAAAGGACCAGTGATAAAAATGAGCACAAGGGATACATACCTTAAGGATTATGGACTGACATACGAAGATGGGAGACGGATCGTTGCATACTGCCGGAAAGCCAGGGACTACGATCAGAGACTGATTCTTCAGGCAGCGCAAGAAGTCTACCCGGAGATTGCACCATATCTTTTCTTAAATCTTACAACTGGGCTTGGATATGACAGGATGGGAAATATACAGATGCAGAGGAAAGATTTTCAGGGGTACAGAAGGAAAACAATAGAGACGTATAACAGGTATATGATACTGAATGGGAAACAGATTGTGTGAGGTGATGAAAATATATGGCAACTAGAAATATTTTACATATTAGCAAATTACAGGAGTTTGAAGACTTCCTAGAAACAAAAGGCTACATGATTTTGGCAACAAGCAAGAATCCGTTTGAAGTTTTGAGGGCACAGAAAGATGGAGATACGGTTATTGTCTATCAGAAGAAAGACACAAAAGAACATTTGTCTACAATGGACAAAGATTATCACCTTATGCGGGAGTTTATTAAGAGACAGAGAGTGCAGACCAACGCCGACAGAATTAGAAGCATGACAGACGAGGAACTGGCGGAGTTTCTTTCAAAATTTAGCGCCTGTAACGTATGCGGATATTATAGCAATGAAACTTATAGGTGCGACGCAGAGAGCGGTTTTGTTTGCGTGAAAGCGTATGCAGAAGCAATTATTGGGGAATGGCTGAATAAGTCTGTGGAGGCTTGATTTGACTTCGAAAGTGTAAAAACAATAAAATATGGGTACAACGACACCACCCCACATGCGGTAAAATATAATTAAGAATACCGTGTGTGGGGTGAGCTTTTTTGAACCATGAAGGATATCAAGATCATACAGCAGAATACGCAATCAGGAATATGGGGCGCCTTCCGTATCATACGAGGACAGCACTGTATCATCTGAATCAGATAGCGAGCTTATTAGGATTTGAAATTGTTGCCGTAAAAGATAAAAGAACAGGCAAGGAGTATAGGCATTGAAAGAACTAGATGTAAAACAGGAAAATGAACGAAAAAAAGAATATCTTGATGGATATAGAAAATGCGTGAGGCAGTTAGATAGGCTTAACGAAGAACTTTCAGAAATCCGAATAAATAAGATGTTCCCGTCTTTGATACAGGATGGAATGCCACACGCTCATACCACTACTGACCTTTCTGGATATGCTGCAAGAATTGACAAAATCGAGAGAAAGATTGTGAAAGCAAGATATCAAAAGATAAATAAACTGAAAAATATCAGGGATAGAATAGAAAGAATGAGTGATGAAAATGAGAAAGATGTACTGTTTTATAGGTACATAAAAGGAATGAAATGGGAAGAAATAGCAGTAAAAATGATGTATACGTATAGGAATGTCACAAAAATACACGGAAGGGCTTTAAAGAATTTTCAGATATAATGATAAATACATCCCGCTGATTATGGGCGGGATTGGTATTGCCTTGTGTGCCATCTGGGTACTGGCGACAAGCCCATTGACAAACAGTCAATCGCTATGGCGGTGTTTACGACGCTTGTGCAGGGAATTTTAGTGGCTGGACTGAGTACATACGTGAATCAGGTTATTAAGCAAATTAAAAAGATGGAGGAATAATTTATGTGTGATATGAGACCAATGGAATTAAGAGATACTGTTGACATGATGAACAGCGAGGACTACAAAGAGAGATTCAAAGCAGAATATTATCAGACTGTTATCAGATACGGAAAGCTGAAAAATATGCTGGACAGATGGGATGAGGGAATCCTGAACTTTTCCCCGACCTGTCCGAGAAGTACATACAATATTCAGATTAATTCTATGGCAGAATATATTGCGATTCTTGAAGCAAGGGCAGTTATGGAAGGAATTGAGTTGTGTAAATAGGAGGTAAGTTATGTATATGGCATTAACAGAGGAGCAGGCGCGGGAAATCAGAAAACTCGGAATTACAGTGATTGAATGGAAATGGTGCGTGAAGGAAAATGTGAATGTGTTTATATACATTATGAATAAAGCCATAGGAAAAGCAACCGGTATAAGTTTGTAAAAATTCTTGGTGCAATGGGATATGATAAGCAGAGAGTATGGACACTAACAAGGCACACATGGCTTGCAAGGAGTAATTGTTAATGCTTACACCAGAATACCTATACCGCATAACCGAAGGGGCTGAGGAGATTAGTTCCTAGATCCATAAAAACGTCATAGACAAGAAAAAAGAGTTCCTATTAATTCCCATATGGTTATTGATATAATATAAACTGCCAAGATCAATAAAGGAATACTAAAATATTTAAAAAATTTTATCCGAACAATGCGGAGATTGGGATATAGCTCAGTTGGTAGAGCACCTGTCTTATACACAGCAAGTCCTCGGTTCGATTCCGAGTATCCCGATTCCGGAGAAATGCAATCTCCGGAAATTTCACTTACCCCTCGACAGACACCGCGACAGGACAACGGAGGGTTCGACTCCCTCCGCGCGGTTTATACATGTGGACAAGCTCCTTTAGTTTGTATGTGATTCAATGGTTTCAATTTGTTTTCTCCCCCTAATAAATCAGTCCGCATGTAAATTTTAAGACCGATGCTTTTCGTATTGTAGAGCACCGGTCTTTTATGTAAAGGATTAACAAATATGAAATTAGGACAGATTATGAGAAAGCTACAAAAGGCGATCTTGCAAAAGGGGCTAGTAATCAAGGTAGGCACAACGCAATTTTACAGTGCAGAGCAGAATCGCATGATAACGATATACATACTTAGTACACGAGTATTGCAGAAAACTCAAAATGATGAGTGGAAAGAGAAAGACTACGAAATACTGTGGAGTGCTTCACAGATAGAAATTGTGAACTGTTTAAATGATATATGGCAGGCGGTGAGAGAATGAAGGATTTTGTAATTATTTACTTATGTTTTACTGGTGTTATATTTTTGGCAACAATAAAAGAGTTTGATTCTGTAGCATTTACACCAAAAGAAATTTATGAAATCAATAATTTTAATATGTTTGCCGCTGTGCTTTTGTTCTGTTTATGGCTTATACTCAATCCATTGTTCTGTATAGTAAAATTTCTGTGGTGGATTTTCCATGTGGGAAGGGCTGGTGAGTAAATGAAACTCACACCAAAGCAGAAAGCCTTTGCGGATGAATACTTGATATGCGGAAACGTTACAGAAGCAGCAAAGAAAGCGGGATATTCAGGGAAAACAGCCGCAGTAATAGGGAATGAAAACCTTAAAAAACCTAATGTTCTTGAATATATAGCAGAACGCCAGAAACAGATTGATGATTCCCGGATCGCTGATGTAAAAGAGGTTATGCAATTCTACTCCGCTGTCCTCCGCGGAGAGGTAAAAGATCAGTTTGACATGGATGCAGCTCTGTCAGACAGGATCGCTGCTGGAAAAGAGCTGATGAAACGGTTTGAAAGATCGGATGAAGGAAAGAAAGATGCTCTTGATAAGCTTGACAATTTGCTGGATAAGATCGGGGGCGTGATCTAATGCCATTTACGAAAAAACAGAGAGAATATCTTGACAATGCAAATCATCGCTGGAACATCAAACAGGGAGCGACAAGAAGCGGAAAGACTTATCTTGATTATTTTGTGATTCCAAAGCGCATACGGAAAGTCATCGACAAGGATGGGCTTACCGTTATATTGGGAAACACAAAGGGAACCCTGCAAAGAAACATCATAGAACCTTTGCAAAATATGTATGGGACAAGCCTTGTTACTGACATTAAGTCTGATAACACGGCTTATTTGTTTGGGCAGAAATGCTTTTGCCTTGGAGCCGACAAGGTGACAAGGGTTAATCAGATCCGTGGTGCAAGCATCAAATACTGCTATGGAGATGAGGTTGCAACTTGGAATCGAGAAGTATTCACCATGCTAAAATCTCGTCTTGATAAGCCGTACAGCAAGTTCGACGGGACTCTTAACCCAGAATATCCTACTCACTGGATCAAAGAGTTTATCGATTCTGATGCAGATATATATTGTCAAAGTTACTGTATAGATGACAACCCAACGCTCGATTTTACATTTGTCGAGAACCTGAAAAAAGAGTATGCAGGCACTGTCTACTACGACAGATACATTTTAGGGAAATGGAAACGAGCAGAGGGCTCGATCTACATTAAATTTGCAGATAATCCAGATGGATTTGTGAAGAGTGCAGATAAAGAGCATATCTCTCGTATAGATATCGGGATTGACTTCGGAGGGAACGGATCCGGTCATGCGTTTGTGGCTACTGCAAAGTACTCTGACGGAAGAAAACAGCCGGTAATGAGCAGAAAGCATATGAAAAAAGACTTTAGGCAAGGGATTGATGCAAACCTTCTGTCCGAACTTTTTTTGGAATTTGTAGAAGATGTTATAAAGAAATACGGGAAGCCGACTAATGCATACTACGACAACGCAGAGACAGTCCTCGGCCAGAGCATAAAAAACGCATGTGAAAAGAAATTCCCGTACTTGCATGTAAGGCCAGCAGTAAAAAAGAAAATTAATGACCGTATAGAATACACAGTCCAGCTCATGGGAGCCGGACTTTTTTCAATTACAGAGGATTGTGAAACGCTGTCAAAAGCATTGCAAGAAGCGGTATATAATAGCAAGTCAATGGAAGAAGAAAGGCTTGATGACGGAAGTACTGACATCGATACGCTTGATGCGTTTGAGTACAGCATAGAAAGAGACTTCTCTGGGACACATTATAACAGAGTAATAGGAGGGATATAACATGTTTCGGGTAGCAGCAGGGACAGGAATGACACCGGAAATATTGTCAGAATATATCGGAAAGCATAAGCAGGAAGTGATAAAAAGATACCAGAAATTACATGACGCATATGTGAATGATTACGAAATCTTTCATCTTCTTAAAAAAGCTGCATATAAGCCGGACAACAGGATATCCGTCAATTTTGCAAAATACATCACGGACACCATGAATGGGTTCTTTATTGGGATTCCGATTAAGACAACAAACACGGACGAAGTGGTATCAAACTACATTGACTTCCTGGATCAATATAACGATCAGGATGATAACAATGCAGAGCTTTCAAAGATATGCAGTATCTACGGAAAAGGGTATGAGATGTATTACAACGACACCGAAGGAAACATCGGCATCACGTATCTTACACCGCTTGAAGCCTTTTTCATATACGATGACAGTATATTAGAGAGACCGCTTTATTTTGTCCGGTATTATCTTGACGCTGATAACGTAGAGCGTGGAAGCTGGTCGGATGGTAGCATCGTGCAGCACTTTGTACAGGATGGATCGTATCGTTGGGATGGAGAAGCCAAGGAGCATCGATTTGAAGGAGTACCGGCAACAGAGTTTATCGAAAACGATGAGCGAGTCGGAATATTTGAAGGCGCAATGCCTATGATAGATGCTTATAACAAAGCATTGTCAGAAAAGGCGAATGACGTAGATTATTTTGCTGATGCGTATTTAAAAGTACTTGGACAACGGCTTGAAAAAGAAGATGTGCAGCATATACGAGATGATAGGGTTATTAACTTCGACGGAGATGTCAACGGAGTTGTGGTTGATTTCTTGCAGAAGCCTAACGGTGACGAGACGCAGGAACATCTTCTTGACAGGCTGGAAAGACTGATCTATCAGATCAGCATGGTGGCAAATATCAGTGATGAGAATTTTGGTACATCCTCTGGAATCGCAATGAAGTATAAGATGCAGGCCATGAGCAACCTTGCAAAGACAAAGGAAAGAAAATTCAGAAGCGGAATGCAGAGACGGTATAGACTGATCTTTAGCAATCCGGCATCCACTGTAAAAGGAATTTCCAGAGATGCTTGGATTAATAACGACTACAAGTTTACTCTGAATTTCCCGGCTAACTTAGCAGAAGAGACAGACATTGCATCCAAGTTAGAAGGGATCGTATCAAAGGAAACACAGCTTTCCGTTCTTTCTGTGGTGGAAAATGTACAGGATGAACTTGACCGCATAGAAGAAGAGGAGAACGCACAGAAGGATGATGCAAGAGATAGAGTCATGCAAATGACGTTTGGGGGTGTAAACGGTGAACAGCAGAACGTATTGGGCTATACGGGAAACGAGGAACCGGAATAAGAATAAGCGTGAGGAAAAACAGTACGATAAAGAAGTTGAGAAAATCTATCAGAACATGATTGATGAGATCAACAAAGAGATCAATGGATTTTACAGCCGTTACGCCACAAAGGAAGGCATCACAATGGCAGAAGCAAAAAAGCGTGTTGCAAAGATTGACATGGAAGAGTATGAGCGTAAGGCGAAGAAGTATGTAAAAGAGAAGAATTTCTCAGAGCAGGCAAATACGGAAATGAGACTCTATAACTTGACTATGAAGATAAACAGACTGGAAATGCTGAAAGCTAGAATCGGTCTTGAAATGGTGTCTGGATTTGATGAATTGCAGAAATATTATGATGAGATACTCACTAAACGGACGTTGGATGAATTCGAACGGAAAGCTGGGATTCTCGGTAAAAGTGTATCAGATCCCCGAAAAGCGGCGGAAGTGATTGTCAATGCATCGTTTAAAAATGCTACGTTCTCCGACCGGATCTGGATGTATCAAGGGATGCTAAAATCAGAGCTGGATAAATTGCTACAGACCGGTCTTATACAGGGGCAGAATCCTCGTGTATTGGCTCGACACTTGAAAGAGAGGTTTGGAGTAAGTCAGTATAACGCTGAGCGATTGATGCGAACAGAAATGGCAAGAGTACAATCCGAAGCATCTAAGCGGTCAATGGAGGAAAATGGGTTTGAAGAATACGAGTTCATGGCAGAGGGAACAGCGTGTCCGATCTGTAGAGCGCTTGATGGAAAGCATTTTAGGGTAAAGGATATGCTACCAGGGACAAATGCGGCTCCGATGCATCCAAATTGCAGGTGCGCTGATGCCCCGTATATGGACAGAAAAGCCTTTGAAAATTGGATAGAAGAAAAATCCATTGAAAAGGATTCCGGTTCTGGTATAATAAAATCAGGAGCTATCAGTGGAGCAAGGAATCCTGAGGGGAACGCTGCTAAAGAACATGCGGAAAGATACTATGGTTTAGTTCGCAAGATGAAAACGGACGTTTCTAAAATTGCGAAAACTACTGGATATTCTGAAAAGGAAATAGAGGAAGTTAAAAAATATATTTTCATGGATACTCATAATCTTGGCACGGAGGGTGTAAAAAGATTTGATCCAGATTATATGATGGCCGAATCTTGGAGAAGGCTTATTGAGGGACAACCAAAACCGCACGATTTGACACTTATTAATCACGAAATCATGGAAAAAGAGTTGATGCAGAAGGGTTATAGTCAAGAGGAAGCACATATAATCACATCTAAGAAATATAACTACGGAAAGGAGGCGCATGAGTTCTATGATAAAATTAAAAAATATCGAAAGGAATAATCATTTTATCGAATGTGATATTCAGCCAGAGGACAGCAAAGAATATGGACATTTAAAAATTAACATCGATACAGGGAAAATAGATGAGTATACGCTTCCGAAAGACTATGAATGGTGCCAAAATCATATAAGACATGCACAAATCACACTGTTGGAACTTGTTGGTAGAGATGAGCCTTTACCGGACAACAAATTATTAATGTGGTATTGATGTTATGAAGTTGGAAATGTTTGATAAAGTCCTGTTGAAAACAGGGGAAACCGCTTTTATTGTTGATATATATGACGAGGGTAAAGCCTATGAAATGGATATTAATACAAATACAGGCAAGATAGTAACAGATACGGTATGGTCGGATCAAATTGAGAAAAAGTTATAGATACCACTAGTCAGAAATGGCCGGTGGTATTTTTATAGCCATTTTTAAGAAAGAGGAGTGGTGTGATTGATTGTGGTAGAAGTCCGAAGGGACAGGATTGTTGTTTCTGGTCATGCACAATACGAAGCATCAGGAAAAGACATTGTGTGCGCCGGAGTTACTGCTTTAGTAACAACATTAATAGACTCAATCTCAGGATTGACAAACGATAAAATTCAATACGAAATCATGCCCGGATGGGCTGATATACATTTTGGGAATCTATCAGAAGAATCAAAGCTTCTGGTCGATTCCTTTTTTCTTGGCGTTTGTAATATCGCCAATGAATTTCCCGATCATGTTCGGATTATGTAACACATGGCAGGCGTGGAACCATTCAAAGCTACGGTTGTGCAGGCGTGGAACACTTGAAAAGCTACGGAATACGGGCAGGCGTGGATCCCCGGTAAAAGCTACGGAAGATAGGCGTGAAATCTTTAAATTACGGAGGTAGAAACAATGAAAAAAAGATTATTTATGGCGTTACAGATGTTTGCAGAGGATCCAGCAGGGACAGATCCGGCAGGGAATGACCCAGCAGGCGGTCAGAATCCGGCAGGAGCAGATCCAAAAGCGACAGAACCAAAAAACGAACCGGAAAAGAAGTACACGGATGAGGATGTAGACAGGATCATCAATCAGAAATTTGCACAAAAGTTTTCTGAATGGGAAAAGAAACAGTCTAAGGCAAAAGATGAAGCCGAAAAGCTTGCCGGGATGAACGCAGAGCAGAAAGAAAAATATGAAAATGAACAGCTTAAAAAACAGGTTCAGGATCTGCTCCGGAAAGACGCGCTCGGAAAGATGGCAACAGTAGCCCGTGGGATGCTCGGAGAAAAGAACATCTCTGTGAGCGATGACCTTATTGAAATGCTGATTTCAGACGATGCAGAAAAGACAAAAAGCTCTGTTGATTCCTTCATTACAGCATTCCAGTCTGCGGTAGAAAAGGCTGTAAAAGATGCACTGAAAGGAAATCCACCGAAGAAAACATCGGAACCGGCATCGATCACGAAAGAACAGATTATGAAAGTGAAAGATCCACTGGAACGCCAGAAATTAATCAAAGAACACATGGACTTGTTCCAGAAATAAAGAAAGGATGAAAAGATTACATGAAAAAGAAACTTTATGATTTGCAGTTATTTGCAGCAGAGACAGGGGCAAGCTTATCTACAGACCTTGAGCCTGCCATTTCTATCGATTTTACTAGTCGAATTTCTCAGAACATCAGAGAATTGAGGGATCTTCTCGGTGTTACAAACCTGATTCCGATGTCTGCCGGAACAGATATTAAGGTTTACAAATGGACGGTAGAGGAATTAGCATCGCAGGTAGGAGAAGGAGAAGTAATTACACCGACAAAGGTAAAAAGAGCTTTGGGTCAGACAATTACTCTTGATCTGGACAAATACAGGAGAGTTACCACCGCAGAAGCGATCCAGAAGGTTGGACGTACGATCGCAGTTAATGAGAGTGACGATCAGCTCATCAAAAAGGTGCAGAAAGCGGTTAAAACATCCCTTTACACCATGCTGAAAGCCGGTACTGGATCAGCAAGCGGGGCAAGTTTACAGATCGTCCTTGCAAACCTTTGGGCGAAACTTCAGGAATATTATGAAGATGAGGATGTAACCCCGATCTTCTTCATTAACCAGCAGGACGTAGCGGATTATCTTGGTACAGCACAGATCACAATGCAGACTGCCTTTGGATTTACTTATATTGAAAACTTCCTTGGACTTGGTACAGCGATTGTTTCCCCACAGGTAACAGCAAAGCAGCCGATCGCAACGGCGAAAGAAAACATCAGAGGCGCCTATGTCCCGATGTCCGGTGATGTAGCCCGCACGTTTAACCTTACCGCAGATGAGACAGGATTAATCGGTATGACACATTCTACAGCCACTTCTACGGCAACGGTAGATACTTTGATTATGTCTTGTGTCAAATTCTTCCCGGAATTTGCAGACGGTGTATTCAAAGGAACCATTGCGGGGGAATAATTAGCTCTGACATTATGACACTTTATTCCGGCGGTCAGAGCTTATTAGGTAAGCGAGTATCTTCATTAGTTGGAAATGATTTGAAAGTCCTTGCGGATGGATCCGTAGTAGGAACCATTAAGAAAGTAACGGGATATACACAGTTTTCCAGTAAAAAAGAAGAGCAGAGCGGGTATTATTTCCCGTTTAAGCTTACTAAGACCGGAACGACAATGACACTGAAAAAGAATGGAGTGGCAGGAGAAGGGAAAGAAGATATGGCGTTTGACCCGGAAATTATTCTGCGAGTTTCCAGAGGAGATACCTTTACCGTAGAAGTAGATGATTCGCCTGTTGTCACTTTTAATTTCAAAAACGTCACATGGGCTTAAGGAGGTGGACGCATGTTGGAGGACGTAAAAGAACTTCTTGGAATCGCAGAGGATGATAAAACGATGGATACGAGGCTGAATATTATTATCGCGGCGACTACAAAGCGTTTAAAAGTACTTTTAGGTGGACTGGATGTGCCGGATGATCTGAAATACATTGTTACGGACGTTTCCATCATGCGGTTTAACCGGATTGGATCAGAAGGGCTTTCTTCCCATTCAGTTGAGGGAGAGAGTCTTTCTTTCGCAAGCAACGATTTTGAGCCGTATCTGGACGATATCCAATCCTACCTGAACGCTCAAAAAGAAGCGACAAAGGGAAAGGTGAGATTCTTATGAGGTATGATACACCAGTATATTTCCAAAAGACTATTTCAGGGGAATATGATCCGAATACTGGAAATTATGGAGAAGATTCTGTCGATGAAACCTTGCGTTATGCTTCGGTTATGGATACAAGCATAAAAACTATGCGTCTGATCTACGGAGAAATCAGACAGGGCAGCCTTTGTATCCAGCTTCAGAACCACTATACAGACGTATACGGTCGAATACGGATAGGGGAACGAATCTATACGGTAGACAGTAGCCGAAAGCTCCGAGTAAAGCATACGTTTGTAGTATCGGAGGTGCAGTGATGGGGGTAAAAGTACGATTAACAGGAGTGCATGAATTGCAACATAAACTCAAAAAGAATATGGATATGAAGGCCGTAAAGTATGCTGTGAAGCTGAATGGAAGTGAAATGTCTAAGACTGCGAAAGAGTATGCCCCAGTTGATACAGGAACGCTGAAAAGAAGTATACGACTTGACATTCAGGCAAATGGAGCAACGGCTAAAGTAAGCGCAAACACCGATTATGCTGGATATGTGGAGTATGGAACAAGATTTCAGCCACCTCAGCTTTATATGGCAGGAGCATTTGACAAGCAGAAAGAAAAGTTTAAAAAAGACATCGACAGACTTATGAAATGAGGAAGATAAATGGATCCACAGCAGGAATTATTTAGCATATTGTTGAGAGAATTAAAAAATACGGGATATGACGTATACGATGGATTCCTTCCACCAAAAAATACGCCATATCCCTTTATTTATCTTGCAGATAGTACGCAAATTGATGAAGAAAATAAAAGTGCTGTATTTGGACGAGTTACGCAGACAATTCATGTTTGGCATAATTCACCAAAGCAAAGAGGAACTGTGTCAAAAATGCTTCTTGATGCAAAATCTATTTGCAGGAAATTAGAAAAAACAAATAATTTTTCTTGGTTTGTGCGTGATGTAAACCAAAGAATTTTATCTGATAACACTACAAAACAACCACTTCTCCACGGAATTTTATCCGTGGAATTTTATTTTAATTAAGGAGGAATGGACATGCCAAACACTGACGAATCCATGTTTAATAATACGGCAGTGAACACGATGAGTACAGGATCCGGAATAATGCCTTTAGCATCAGGAGAAACGGCTAAAGAAGCAATTCAAGGGAAAAAAATTGTGTATTTATACAGAATTTTTAAAAATGCTGCGACTACTGATGGCGCCGCTCTTGCATTTACGACTGAAAATGAAAGAACCAAAAGCAAGGATGCTGACACAACAGAGACAAAAGATGGGTCTATCAGAACACCAGGAGCATCCGAGATGGAAATCACTGCCACCTCTATTCTGAGTAAGGGAGATACATTTATTGAGCAGTTGGAAGAGGCAATGGACAATGATGATTTGATTGAAATTTGGGAAGCGAATCTTTCTGAAAAGGCTAGTGCAGGAGAGAACAAATTTAAAGGAAGATACTTTCAGGGATATATTACTGAGATTTCAAAGTCCTCGCCAGCAGATGGATATGTAGAAGTATCGCTTACCTTTGGTATTAACGGGAGCGGTGCAAAAGGAGATGTCACGGTCTCTCAAGAACAGCAGGAAGTAGCGGCGTATGTATTCAAGGATACTACTAAAACAAGTGCTTAATAATGGAGGGAAATAAAATGTACGAATTAAAAATTAATGGAGAAGTATATCCGCTTAACTTTGGAATTGGATTTGTTCGTAATATCAATAAAACTGTAAAAGCAAAAATCAAAGGATGGGATGGCGTGAGCCAGGACGTAGGATTTCGCTATCACCTTGCTAATATGCTTGAGGGAGATTATGACTCGCTTGAAGAAATTATTATGTGCGGAAATGAAGGAAAGACACCGCGTATCAAGCGGGAAGTTTTAGATGCCTATATCGATGATGATAATACGGATAACGATGAGTTGTTTGAAAAGGTTCTGGGTTTCTTGCAGAGTGCGGCTGCTACGAAAAAGATGGCAATCGCACTTGGAGGAGCGAGAGAGAGGCAGATAAAGAAGTAGAAAAAACTTTTGAAGAAATTTATAGAGATATTGCTATAGAGTGCTTTCGCTTTTTTGGGTTTACATCCTTTTTTCAAGTTGATGAACTGACTCCATATCAACTGAAAATACTTGAAGAATCGTTCGAATTACGTAATGTAGATGAAATTATGAAAATACATTTACAGGCATTTCTAAATAACAAGGCAAAGGCAAAAAAGAAATCTGGAAAAAACAAGATGCGTTTTGTCTACAATGACTTCAATAAATTTTTTGACTACGAAAGAGA